GGTCAATGCATCCCAAGAGATGGGTCCTTTTTATTTTTTTTTATTAAGGTTTACATACATGATGGTTTGCAAGTGTTTATTTTATAAGGAGTTATGGCAGCGGGTTCGATCTCGTCACATCGATTTCGGTCGCTTCAATATTCCATGCCCCAGCTGCCTCGGCCACGGAGGCACCACCTCTGGCGACGGCAAAAACTACCACCCATGCCCTTACTGCCATGACGCAGGCCGCATCCGCATAGGCCCCGTCGATCTCGCATTACTCCGCCTATCCGAAAAACTCAGTCACCTATCCGCAAAATACGGAGGCGACCAATGAGTGAATGGATCAGCTATCTCGCTACGGTCATGGCCGTGTACGGGGCCTACCTCAACAACTACCGCAGCCGGTGGTGTTTTCTTTTCTGGCTGGTCTCAAACACGATCTGCCTCTGCATCCACCTCGCGGCCCACCGCTCCGGTGCAAGAGGCATGAAGGCAATGGCCGCCAGGGATATAATTTTCATAGCGTTAGCCGTCCACGGATATCTAAAGTGGTCCGGTAAATTTTAATACAGAAAGCAGGTGAAAAAATGTTTGATCGAATTGCAAAAGGTTTATGGTGGGATCGTGCCCTGCGGGTCAACTCCGGGTGCACCAAAGTTTCCCCCGGCTGCGATAACTGCTGGGCCGAGTCCGAGCTGACGATCCGCCGCAAGAATCCGGACCCGAAGATATCCGCCCAATGGCCCGGCGACTTTGCCGGAGATGTCCATCTGCTCGAATCGAATCTCGAAAAGCTCCTCAATGCCCGGACCCCGAAAGTCTGGTCGGTATGGAACGATCTATTCCACAAGGATGTCCCGAGCGAATACAGAGATCGGGTGCTCGGCGCCTTTGCTGTTTCACAAAAGCAGCTCGGGATAATTCTCACGAAACGACCTGACCAGATGGCGGAGTATTTCTGTGATATCAAAAGGCAGGTAAGCATTGCGGTCGCAGTATCGTTGGCGGCCTATACCAATATTGACTTAGGCAGATTCTGGGGTGAGGCGGGCTGGCCGCTCAAAAAAATCTGGCTCGGTACATCCGCCGAGGACCAGGAACGGGCCGATGAAAGGATCCACGATCTTTTGAAGTGCCCGGCGGCGGTTCGGTTTCTTTCACTGGAGCCTTTACTGGGGCCGGTAAGTATTGAGGATTTGATTTTTGATTTTTATGGCAATGCGGCAAAGATATGGCGTTGCAAAAAATGTGGGTGGACCGGGCATCGTGACGAATTAGGCGGAGGGAATTTGAGTATTTCATGTCCCCGCACAGGATGTACCTCTTCAAATGGAATTGTCGGCCCCAACGAAAGGGATGGCTTAGAGATTATTGAGACCGAACCGCGAATCGGCTGGGTGATCGTCGGCGCGGAATCGCGGGGCGGTGGTATCGGTCGCGAGTGTAAGATTGAATGGGTCCGGGCAATCGTCGCCCAATGCAAGGAAGCCTCGGTCCCGGTTTTCGTTAAGCAGCTCCACATCGATGGCAAGCTGGTAAAGGATATAGAAAAGTTTCCAGAGGATCTGCGGTTGCGCCAGGTCCCGGAATTCAGCGTTTAAGAAAGCAGGTAAAAAAATGGCAAACGAATTACAGGAAGTTTGGGATCACATAGGCGAGTCCGGCGGGCAAACACTGGGAGATGCTTGCGACATTGAGCGAGGAATACACAGCGACGAAGATCGACCGTTCGGCGTGTGTGTGGTATGTAAAAAATTCGGCGACAACGCATTTATCCACGAGTCCCCGGCTACCGCCGCATGCTGCAGGGGATGTGATGCGTATCGGGGGGATATCAATGCCGGGCCAGCGGCTGATATCGAGTACCCGCAGGACGAGGAGTTTCAGGTACAAGGACCGGAGGCGGCCAGATGAAAACGAAAACGATCAATGCTGTTGGCTGCGAGTACTGTGGACATTCGGAGCGGTTCAAAACACACGGTCAGATCGGCTCGGACCTGGACATATACGATGTCGTCCGGGCAAGGATCTGCCGGCACGAGCAACGCTGCGAAAAGAATCCCCTGGTCATCGCGATCAAAGCGATGCGGACCGAGCTCGAATCGGCTCCGGTAAACCCACAGACGATCAACCTCGATCTGCTGGCGGCAATACAAAAAGCCATCCAGATATCGAGGGATTGTTTTCTCGATGTCAAAAAAACCTGCGAGCACAAAAGCACCTACACCGACCGTATTAAATCGGCAGCGACTGACATCGAGGTATGCAGGGACTGCGGGATGAGCAGGGCGATCTGCAAGGATATCGAATCGAGCGAATGGCAGATGGTGGACATTGAGGCGGAAAAGAAAAGGTGTCCGGAGTGTTTCGACGACCCCGAGGGCAAGAAAACCTGCAGCCACTGTAATCCGAAACCGGCGATCGATCCCGGAGCGGAGAAGGCAAAGATCAAAAAGACATCGAGTCAGTATTTCGGGGTTTCTTTTAAGAAAAAAGCGGGCAAATGGTTGGCCCAGATAAACCGAGGCAGCAAGTTTTGGTACGGCGGGCAGTACAAGATCGAGGAAGATGCGGCGATCGCGGTCCAGGATCGTCTCGGCAATCCCGCAGAGGCGTCCCGGATCCGGGCGATCAGAGATAAAAAGTACCCGGCGATTTGTCCCCAACTAAAGCAACCTGAATATCTAAAACCGAAATGGCGACCAACAAAGATATCATCGGTTGCGATAGCCAAACCTAAACCGATCGCAAAGCAGCCAGCCTTGACCGCAGCGGAAAAAGCGACATCGAAAGAGATTGATAAATTCAAGGGCGAATATACATGGCAGTGGAGCTGTAAAGGTTGCGGCAACATTGTCCAGGAGACAAAGCACAGGTGCCGAAAATGCAACGGCGGCACATTCGAGAAAATAAAAGTAATGGATAACCCACAGAAAGAGCTCGATCGCAGTGAAGGCAGGCATCATTAAAAAATGAAAGCAACTACAATAATATTTGTCTTTATGGCGATAATCACAGGGCCGATCGATATGGCGATGTGGCGTCGATGGCTGCTGTTTTGTGTCGATAAAGATAAACCGAAATTCAGCTACTTTAGCAACTGCGATAGTGGCAGCGCCAATGTCGGGGGTAAATACCCTCAGTACACGAGCGGTTTCGTTTAGATCGGGCCCCGGTGGGCGGGGCGCCGTGAAGTTGATCTATCCCGTCGGGGCACTGCCACGGCGCCTCGGCGGGCTTTTTTAGTTTATAGTTTTTGGTTTATAGTTTTTAGTTACACGAAGAACACGAAGATGTCGTTTAGCAAAGAAAAAGAGATGCTGCTGGCGGTTCAGGATTGGCTGTCGCCGCAGATAACCATAGCGGTCGAGGAGTTTCGGTGCGGTTTTCAGGGGTTGTTTACCCCTGACATTGTCGGGATAAAGTGCGATTCGCTTGAGATACAGGGGATAGAGCGGTCAACTCCAAAGTCAAGGGGTGAGATCAGGAGGCTTATCGGTCAGGGTGAGCTGTTTGAGATGTACGCACATGATCTAATAGCTGTCGAATTGAAGCTAAACAATTTTCCGGAGGCGTATTTCCAGGCGAAGATGTACTCGTGGTATGGTTTCCGCAGTTATATTGCCATGCCGGATGAAGTATTTTCAGGCATGAAGCACATCCGAAAAGAGGTAATGAGAAACGATGGGATCGGTTTTTTATCGGTCAGCGATAGCCACGGCGTCGGTCACATTGAAGTTGAAATAAAAGCCACGCCTCGCACCAGGTACAGCCTTGAGGAAAAGGTACAGATTGTCGAGAGGCTGATAATGAAATGCAAACAAATGATGAAACAAAAGTGAGTAATTAACGAGGACAAATAAGCGTGATCGCCTGCGGCGATTGCTATGATCGAGATGACTAATAAGAAAAGTAAAACTAAATCAAAAACGAAAAACCCAAAGGCCAAACCAAAGCCCAAGGGCAAACGCCAGCCCACGCTGACTAATGCTATGGTGACGGCGTGGGGTTTTAAGTGCGAGAACATGACCGAGGCGGCTGTTTTGTATAAAGGCAGCCTCGTCGGCAGGCTCAAACGCTCCGGGGCCCTGCGAAAAGCGTGGGATCGCGGGCGTTTTCTGCGTAATATCGCTCAATTCGCATCCGCTGGCGCCACTAAGGCGGAGGTTTCTATCCAACTTGGCGTCGAATTGGGGGCCTTTGAGGTGCTTTTAGCGGACCCGGAGGCGTCCGATGTGTGGATTTCGGCCCAAAACTCGGCGATGCTGGCGATCAAAATGGGGATAAAGGACCACGCCATTGCAGGAAACCGGACCGCGATCAAGAGTTTGGAGCGTATTTTCGGCAGAGAAAAGCCACACGGGGCGCATCTGGATATCTTTAAGGTAACAATGGCCCAGCTCGCCTCGATCGCCCAGGTATCACGCGAGACGGTCCATCAGTGGATAACGACAAAGGAGTTGCCCAGGGCCGGCGATAACACTTTCGATCTGCGGGTAGTCTGGGAATGGTTCGGTCTATTCTCGCAGCGAAAGGTAAACGTCACCCCGCAGGCATCGACGGTTGACGAGATGAAAGATATTAAGACGCAGGCACTTAAGAGAGCCTTTGACCTGGAACGCGGCAAACAGATCGATCGCGATGCCGTGGTTGCCGGTTACGTCGGGCGCCTGCAGCAGTTCCTTGCTTTATGGGATCGGCTGATCGACGGCGTCTGCGATAAGTGCAGTAATATGCCAAAGCAGGGCGTCGCCGAGATCCTTGCCAAGTTCAAAGATGAGCTGCGAGGCGAATTTGTAAAGGTAGATATCGAAATGCAGCTGACCGAGTCGCAGCATAAAGAGCTCGAAGATTTTCTAAAAAAACTGGAATAAAAAACGAGGTGAAAAATGATATTTTCGTTGGGTATAATTTTGGGCGTAGTTGCTGGTTTTATAGCTGGATGCAGGATAACGAATCGGCAGTATGCAGAGATATTAAAAACCGCCAAAGAGGCAGAGGTTGCCCAGGGCAAGATAACCAGAGAATCGATCAGCTCATCGAAGACATTAAAAATGAAAGGTGAAAAAATGGCAGTTAAAAAAGTGACAGTTAAAAGAAGGCAGCGAACCTGCAATGCGTCGGCAATGATAGTGGGGCCCGGCGGGGCAGTGAAGATCGTGGAGTTTAGGCTTCGGGAATCGACGCCGGCCACAGTGACGATCATAAAAACCCCGTCGGTCGGCAAATCAGAGTCGCCGTTTCCGGTTACTACTTTTCTGGTTGAGCATGAAATGGACGCCGAGTCATTGGCGGCTCGTCATCGACCAGCCAAATTTACATGGCACGATGAGGCGGACAGGTTTCCAAAAACAGCAACTAAAGACTAAAAACTATGGTACAGCCACTACAAATATTGCCAGAGGAAAAGCAGGTCCTGATCCCGCGGGCCAAACTGGGCGTCGATGAGTGGGCTGCCCAGCGGAGGATCCTCGCCGCCAAGGCTGGCACTCGTTTCGCCGGTCCCTGGTCCCATGACATGGCGCCTTTTCTGGTAGAGCCGATGCAGGCACTATCGGACATGAACACCCGCGAGGTGCATCTTATGAAGGGCGCCCAGGTCGGCGGTACCGAGATCGGGATGAATTTTCTCGGGCGTATCATCGAAGAGGACCCGGCGACGACGATCATCGTAATGCCAACCGAAAAGGACGCCGAGAAAAGGATAAAGCGTCTGATCCGTCCGACCTTTGAGGTGATGCCATCGCTCCGCAACCGTCTACCCGGCGGCAGATTAAGCGAGCTTAATATCGGTACCGCCACCGAGTTCATCGATATGATGTTGTTCCTGGCATGGGCCACCAGCGCCGCCCAGCTCGCCGATACATCCGCAAAGTACGGCATTGCCGATGAGTACGGCAAATGGCCGCTCGTCGCCGGTAAAGAGGCCGACCCCTTTAATCTTTTCCGCGACCGGTTCACAACATACCGAGGCGTTTCCAAAATCTACGCGCCCTCGACGCCGGTCATAGCCGGCGATCTGCCGGACCGGTGCTTTCACGAGGGCGACCAACGAGAGCATTGGTCGCAGTGTCCGCATTGCGGATGTGCGTGCGTGATCAAATGGTTGGAAAACGTGCACCTGGAAAGGGATTCGGCCCGGAACCTGCTGAGTTCAGAGGACTATCTAAACGGCGGGATCGAATGCAGTTGGTATTTCTGCCAGCACTGCGAGAAAAAGTGGAACGAACCGGAGCGGTTCAAGGCAGTATCGGCAGGGATATGGGCTCCTCGGGATTGCAGGGTAGAGCATGGCAAGATCATCGGCAAGGTTTTCAGTAATCCGATCCGCAGCTACCACGCCCCGGCCTTTCTGCTGCATCCGGCGTTTATGACCGCCTCGATCCTCGCAGCGGAATGGTCCGATGCCGAGGATGCGTGGAAAAGAGGGGACCGCGGCCCCAGGCAAAACTTTATAAACTCCAGATTGGGCGAATGCTGGACCGAGCCGGGATCCAAAGCCGATGAGGAGGTTATTCGTTTACGGATCTCGGATGAGTTTTCCTGCCGAACCGTTCCCGCCGACTGTCAGCTCATTGTCGCAGGCGCCGACTACCATGAGGACCACAACGGCAACGTCCGGATCGATTACGTCATTACGGCTTACGGACCCAGCGAGCGGAACTATGACCTGGCCGTCGGCAGCGTCCCGAGTTTTGAGCATCTTGAAAATGAGATTTTCGCAACGCCTTTGCCCTGGTCGGATCCCGGACTCGATAAGCCGGAGATGGTGGTCACGCTTTTGGCCATCGACTCCGGTTACAAACCCGAGGAGGTATACGCATTCTGCGATCGCTGGGCAGGCAGGGCGATCCCGACTAAGGGTGCATCTCACGCGCAAAGGACGCCGGTTGTATTGAGCAATATCAAGCCAGAAAATAAGAGGCGCAAGAGCCGGCGGATCGTTAAGCCCGGCACGCTTTATATCGTCGACACCGCTTTCTTTAAGGACATAGTTTTCAGGTGGGTTGACGGTGAGGTCATCGACGGCCCAGGCTCGGCTCGGTTCTACGCCGAGTGCCCCGGCTGGTACACAGATGAGCTTTGCAACGAGCAAAAGGTAAAGGTAACAAAAGGCGCAAGGGTAAGCTGGCAGTGGCAGCCGGTATCGCCCCACGCCCCTACCCACGGAATCGACATAAAAGTATTAAGCGCAGTAGCCGGATATTTACAAGGCGCCCAGTATTTGAGACCGGCATCGGAACAACCCGAACGAACAAAGATGCCGCACACCCGAAAGGGTCCCCGCGGCTTTTTAGATGACATTCAAACGATAAGATAATTATGGCTTTCATGGACAACATCAAAATGGTATCAGGCAGCCGGGGTCGAAAGCGAAAGGCCCCGGCGGTCCCCGGTGCGGTCGTCTATCAAGTCATCGTTTGCGGCGTCTGCGGGTGCAAAAAGTGCCCGGTCACCAGCTCACCACCGCCTAAAAAGGGCGATGAGTACCAACTTAGGTACCATAATTGCTCGAAATGCGGCCATAATTTCAAGAGTATCGAAAAAATATAGCCTTATTTTCAGGCGAAAAACGTATTTTCTCAAAAAAACTTTCACCAGTTTTACAGAATCTGTAAACAACTCCCTTTGAAAACCGGCGTTTATGGGCGATTATTTAGGTATGGCATTATCAAGCTCATCTACACTTACAGACGCACTCAACCAGTACAACGATAATCTGTCCTGGGATGGCAACGTCACAAAGGCCAGGCTCGCACTTGAGGCATTGCGGTTCATAAGGGTCAACCGTCCGCAGGCAACGGGCCGCGAAAGAGTTTCGATAAGCTACATCGATTTCGAGGGTGAGATCAAAAAGCTCGAGCAGATCGTCGATGGCACGATCCTGTCGGAGGGCGGCGGACGCAGGACGCTCGCCGAGTTCAGTTAAAGGTAAACTATGACGCGCAGGGACACAAGCGAAGATGCAAGAAAAAACCGCCCCGGCTTTGCCCGCAGGGCAAGCGAAATGCTGGATGGCGCTGTCGAGATTTTCTCGCCTGCTGCTGCGGTCAAACGCAAAGCCTGCCGTTTCACTTACGATGCGATCGATAAGTCCCGCACCCGCAAGAAACGCTCCGGTCATATCGGTACCGGCGACAGCCATCTCACCCAGGCCCGGCTCGGCGACCTCCGCGAGTTATGCCGCGACCAGGCGCAAAACAACCCGATGGCAAAGAGCATCCTCGATATCACCCGCAATGGCGTCATCGGCTCCGGCGTTAAGATCCAGAGCCGATCGACTGACAAGGGTTTCGCAGCTAATGTCGAGGCAACATGGAAAGAGGAAATGCTCGACCGCCCCTGCGATGTGACCGGCCTGTGGAATTTCAACCAGTACCTCTCGAAACTATATCTCGGCTATCTTCGCGATGGCGACATCGCGACGATCTACACCCGCGATGGCATCCAGGCGGTAGAGGGTGAGCAGATCGGCAGACCTGCTGGTCAAAAGGATGGCAAAACATTTTTCACGATCAACGGTGTGGTCATGGACAAAGAGACCCGCAGGGTCATCGGTTACTACATCGGAAAGCCTGATAAATGGGGGATCCTAAAGCAGGGCAGTTTCAAAAAGTTCCTTGCCAAAGATGTGCATCTGATGTTCGACCCGGACCGTTTCTCGCAGTCACGAGGTGAGCCTTTGCTTACGGCATCGGCGGTTTACATCGACGCCCTCGATGGTTATTTCGACGCATCGATCGTCGCCGCCCGGATCGAGGCCTGCTTTACAATGTTCGTTTCCCGCAAGGATGAGTTCGGCGTCCCGGGTAATACGACCGGCAACCCCGATTCGGTCGAGACGCAAAGCGATGGCAGCCGTCAGGAAAAAGTCGACAGCGGCCAGATATTTTATGGTCGAGATGGCGAGGAAGCCAAGGCGATCGAAAAGAAAACACCCGGCGGCAATTTTGAGCCGTTCGTTAACAAGTTTCAGGCGATCATCGGCAGGCCCGCCCAGCTTCCGCTCATGCTCATCAGCGGCGACTTTGCGGGCGCTACGTTTATGAACACGCGGGTCGCCCTGCAAAAGACCCAGGAGCACTGGGAAATTGAGCAGGATAATGTTGTCAAGCCGTTCGTTTCCCGGACATGGACAATATGGCTTGCGACCAAGATCGCAACCGGCGAGATTTCAAACGCGCCAGCCGATGCCTTTGCCCACGAGGTCCAGTGCAGACGCTGGCCCTACGTCGACCCCAACAAAGAGAGCAAGGCCGACAAACAGGATCTCGACAACGGCACAACCACTCAAAGCAAGATCGCCGCCCGCAGGGGCAACGACCCGGATGACATTGTGATCGAGCGAAAAAAAGAGGTAGAGGTTGCGATCAAGGCATCGACCGATATCGAATCAGAGACCGGAGTTAAGGTCCCATGGCAGACGTTTGCCGGGATAGAGGTACCCGCAGCGGCGCCAGCTTTACCGCCGGCAGCCGAGGAGACCGACGACGGCGATGGGACCGGCGACAACCCCGATGATGGCGATGACCCCAATAACGATGATGACCAAAATACAGGAGATCAGGATAATGAGTGAGACAATGACAAAGACATTCCACGGACAGGCCCTTAAGGATTGCCCGGTTGAGGCATTTGAATTATGCAGCGGCCCGGTATGCTTTGCCGATGAAGATGGCAAGGTAGGCAACCGCATAGAATTAAAGCTCTGCGATGGCTCCGTTAAGCTCCATTGGTTCTGGGGCAATATGGCTTTCAACCTGCCAGGGATATCGCTGGCAAAGCCAAAGATCCCCATCCTATTCGCCCACGATACCGACCAGCGGCTGGGAATGTCAAACGGTCACAGCGTCGAACCGGCGTTTACATTATTGGGCGAGTTTTTGACCAACGACAGGGCCGCCGAGATCAAGCAGGATATCGCCGATGGGTTTGAGTTCGAGTCATCGCTGCGTTTCGATATGGACAAAGGAATAATCACTCACGTCAAAGAGGGTGAGCACGTTATGGTAAACGGCAACCGGCTCGATGGTCCCGGTACCGTATTCGAAAAATCGACGATCATGGAAGGCTCGATCTGTGTGTTCGGAGCCCAGGAAAATTGTACCGCAAAAGTTTTTTCAGAGATTAAAAATCGAAAGGAACCAAAAATGGAAAAGTTAAGTTTGGAAAAATTCAAGGGCGACAACCCCGAGCTGTTCGAGGAAATCGCGTCGACGGCCCATGCCAAAGGCAAGGCCGAGGGGATCCAGGGCCAGATCGTTTTGTTTGGCAAGATCCAGGAAGTATGCAAAGATCCGGTCGTCGCGGCCAAGTGCTTTAGCGATGGCATGGATGTCGCCCAGGCAACCGATGCGGCTAAGGACGCCGAGATACTCTCGCTAAGGGCAAAACTCGCGGCCAAGAAAGAGGCCCCCGAGACTCAACTGTCCGAAGCCGAGAAAAAAGCCGCAGCGGTCTTGGCAGCTAAGGTGGACCCGGCGTCGACCGAGTTCAGCGACAACGCAACCGACAATAAAAAGCTCGGCGGCGGCGGTGGCGACAAGCTCGAAAAGGACATGACCGAAGATGAGCTCAAGGCCCAGTTCGCTGCCTCGAAAGAGCTCCAGGATGAGTTCGGCAAAGAAAAGGTCGGCACTTATCTGGCTTTCGTAGCGCACAACAGCCAGGGCGATATCAGCATCCTCAAAAAGTAACCGGCTAATGCCGGGTGGCAGTTAAACTAAACAGAGACCTTATTGCAAAGGTGAATGACATGGCAGACCAGAAAACAGTAGAAGTGAAGTGCGGAGAGTGCGGCTTTACGTTTTTAAGCGGCGCGTTACCGCAAAACCGAAGATGCAAAAACCAGAGCCCGGTTTGTAATTCGGCGAATATTTCCGTCGTCGACGAGGATCCCTCGACCGAAAACGGCGAGTGCCAGGGATGTGTGGACCTGCTGAAAGAGATCGAAGGGCTGAAGTTGGCAAACGATGGCCTGATCGAAGAGCTGGCAAAGATGACGGCGGCTCCGGTAACGATCAAGGATCTTGTTTTCACGATGGACTCGACCGATCCGTTCTGGAAAGGTCCCCCGTTGATGATCACGAAGGGTAATAAAGATGGCGTCGTGATTCTCGAAAAGTACATCCAGCGGGCTATCGGTTCCCAGGACACCGAGCGAGCGGATGCTGCCACGGCAGCGGTCGCCAAACTCCTCGGCGTAAGTGTTAAGAAGTACCTGGCGGACAAAGCAAAAAAGGCCTCGGACGCCAAAGTAAAGAAGTAATCCCGTGAGGGCGTCAAAGCTCAAATTATAGAGAGTAAAAAACAGAAAAATTTTGTATTTGAAAGGATAGAAAGATGACGACTTTAGCAGTAGATAGGTCCGTGATCCACGTTGTGGGTGAAAGGGCCATAGGTATCATCGCATCCGATATAGTTTTTGAAGGTGCGATGGTCGGCGACAACGGCGCAGGTTTCGGTCGCCCGCTTGTGGCAGGCGACGTATTCGTCGGCCACTCGGTGAGCAAGGTAGACAACTCGCTCGTCGCGACCGCAGGCGCCAAAAACATCCAGCTCCGCAACGGCAGGTATCGCCTCGACGTCGCCCTGGTAGGTTTGATCACCGACGTCGGCCAGCCGGTATACGCATCCGACGATGCGGTGCTGACATTCTCGGCTCCGAGCAATAGTTTCGTCGGTGTGATCTCGCGGTACGTTTCGGCGACCCGCATGGAGGTTGAGTTCCGTCCCGGCGAGGTCGATGAGTTCGGTCCGGACCAAAACCGCGACCTGAAATCGGCCAGCTATACGACCGATGCCCAGGATGCGGGCAAGATCATCTATGTCGACACCGACTCGGTGGTGATCACACTGGATGGTACGATCGCCGGACATCGGATCCGGATCGTAAACGCCGCCGGCTTAGGTGTTTCCGGCGTTGTAGTTGACCCCAACGCAGCCGATATATTGATGGGCGGCTGCGATCTGGCTGCCGGTGGCGCCGTTGGCGATGCTATGACCAACACCAAGGAAACCGCACAGCGCGGCGACTATGTTGAGCTGCTCAGTGATGGGTCCACCGGGTGGACCATTGTCGGTTTGCGGGGCATCTGGACAGTGGCAGACAGCTCATAAGCAAAAACAAGGTTTTTTGAAATTGAAAATCTGAAAGGATTGAAAGATGACAACTTTAGCAAAAGATAGGCCCGTGATCCACGTTGTGGGCGAAAGGGCCATAGGTATCATCGCATCCGATATAGTTTTTGAAGGTGCGATGGTCGGCGACAACGGCTCCGGCTACGGTCGCCCGCTTGTGGCTGCCGATAAATTCCTTGGCCACGCGGTAAGTAAAGTCGACAACTCGCTCGTCGCGACCGCCGGAGCCAAAAATATTCAGCTCCGCAACGGCAGGTATCGCCTCGACGTCGCCCTGGTCGGTTTGATCACCGATGTTGGCCAGCCGGTGTACGCATCGGACGATGCGGTGCTGACATTCCTGGCTCCGGGCAATAGTTACGTCGGCGTCATCAGCAGGTACGTTTCGGCCACCCGCATGGAGGTCGAGTTCCGTCCCGGCGAGGTCGATGAGTTTGGTCCGGACCAAAACCGCGACCTGAAAACCGATGACTATACAACCGATGCCCAGGATGCCGGCAAGATAATCTATCTCGGCACTAACGCCAAGACGATCGAGTTGGATGGCACGATCGCCGGCCACAGGATCCGGATCGTAAACGCCGGCGGCTTTGGCGTTGCGTTGATCACGGTTGACCCTAATGGCAGTGACCTGTTGATGGGTGGCTGCGACATAGCAGCAGGCAGCGACGGCGCGGCGATAAGCAACACCAAGGCTACCGCCCAGCGTGGTGACTATATCGAGTTGCTCAGTGATGGAGCCACCGGCTGGACAATTGTCGGTTTGCGCGGCACCTGGGTTCAGGCATAAGCAGTAAAAGTTCTTTGAAAATGTATAACCGGGTTTGAATTACCGCCGGCCAGCGGTAAGGAAACTTAAGACAAAAACAAGCGGCAGTCTGGTGCCAGAACCATCAGACTGTCGCTTTTTTTGTGCCCGGAGCAAACGGAAAACAAAACTAAAACAACATATATATTCTGAAAGGTAAGATATGGGAGCGCAAGGATTAGGTTCCAGAGCGATCATCGGCTCGTTTTACGAGGCACTCGATGGTTTCATTGCAGGAAGTTGGATCAACAGGATCGGGATGATGTTCGATAGCGATCAGTCATCGGAAACATACAAATGGCTCGGTCAGGTTCCGGCTCTTCGCGAGTGGATCGGTGGCAGAAACGCCAAAGGTTTCACCGAGAACGGCATCACGATCGCAAATAAAAAGTTCGAGGCGACCTTAGAGGTCCTCGTCGACGAGATCCGCAGGGATAAAACCGGTCAGGTCATGATCCGGATCCAGGAGCTTGCCGACCGTGCGGGTGAGCACTGGGGCAAGCTGATAAGCACGCTCATCACAAACGGCACCGGCTCGACTAACGGCCTGGCATACGATGGCCAGTTCTTTTTCGATGATGATCATTCCGAAGGGTCCAGCGGCACGCAAAAGAATCTGCTGACCAATACCGAGGTCGCGGCCCTGGATGTAACGACCGCAGCGGTACCGACCCCGGTCGAATCTGCCAAGGCGATCATCGGAGTCATCGGTCACATGCTCGGCTACCTCGACAATGAGGGCGAGCCGATGAACGCAAACGCCAAGCAGTTCACCGTCATGTGCGGTGTTAAGCTCTGGCAACACCTGGCAACCGGTGTTTACAGCACGCTGGTTTCCAACGGATCGAGCAACCCGGCTCTGGCGATCATTCAGAACTCGGGTCTATCTATACAGGTAGAGATGAACCCGCGTCTGACCTCGACGACGGTGTTCTATGTATTCCGGGATGATGCCCGGACAGCCCCGTTTATCCTCCAGAGCGAGGAGGGTGTCACGATCAAGGCCAAGGCCGAGGGCTCCGAGTTCGAGTTCGACAACGATGCCCACCAGTATGGCATCAAGGCCCTCCGCAACGTCGGTTACGGAATGTGGCAGCAGGCAGCACACGCGACACTAAGTTAAGACTTATCGCACTACGCGTTTACGTCGAAACCGCCGGGTTAACTTTTCACCGGCCCGGCGGTTTTTATTTTGCATCTTGTTTTTCTAATGAAAGGTTTTGTGATGAGTGAAACTCATTTTGAAATACCCAAAAGGCTGATCGTCGCGATCTTTTTAATGATGATGGCATGTATCGCTTCGTTGGGTGTTTATATCTATCAGCAGGACAAAGGTGTGGTACTGGAGGCGATAAGAACAAACGGCAACGGGATCCGGGCCAGTACTCAGGTCCAGCAGCACTTGCTCCAGGAGGTCGTCAGGCTCGACGGCGCGGATGCGACCCACGCAGCCAACCAGCTGGCCCACCACGAATCGGCTAAACCTGATGGAGGCTAATAAATGTCAGCCACTCAATACAGTCCGTGGCAAGAGATCGAAAGAGCTATGTTCATTTTATGGGACAAAGCTCAAAAGACAGATGAGATCATCCGAGCGTACCGCCAGATGGTAGCGGCGTTTGAGAATTTTAAGCTGTTAGTAAAAAAACAAGATTTTAGAGAAAGCGAATAAATTGAAAAAGACAGCAATTATTTTTTTGTTTTTATTAACAATGGCCTCGGCCAACGCGGCCGTCGTCCGCAGCAACCGCGACCCCCGCGTCGACCAGGACCTGCGGACCACCGCCAGCCCGGAGTTCGTCAATCTTAATCTCACCGGCGCTTTTGTCGATTCGCCCACCTCGATCGGTTTCAGACCATCCGGTGACATAAACGACTATCTTTCATGGTCAACGGTACTTAACACCCCACGCTTGACGATTATTGGCGGGCGGGTATTTCAGATTATAAGTGACGCACCGAGTGTCAGCACTACGTTACATTTATTGGGTGATGGTAGAGTTGGTCTGAATCTACATTGGGATGATATTTCAAGCGAGGCAACCATATCGTCCGACGGGGACCTTATA